CCATGAAAGGGGTGATGTCAATATTCTCAATGTTTAGACCTTGTCCAGAAGCCGATAAATAAGGAGAATACAATGAAATATAATAAAACAAAATACCCAAATATCTATTACTATGAGACTGCTAAAGGAAAGCGTTACTATGTCAGACGTTCTTTTTTCTTCCGAGGTAAAAAAAGAGAAAAAAGTAAAAGTGGTTTCACAACTCTCCCTCAAGCTCGTGCAGCCTTGGTAGAGCTTGAGCAACAAATTCAAGACCTGGAGTTAGGTATCAATACGAATCTAACACTTGATCAGTATTGGGATATCTATTCTGAAAAGAGATTATCAACAGGGCGCTGGAATGATACTTCTTACTACCTCAATGACAATCTCTATAAGAATCATATCAAACCAAAGTTTGGTTCTATCCTGCTTAAAAATTTGGATAGAAATGAGTATGAACTCTTTATCGCCGAAAAGTTGCAGAACCATACCAGATACACTGTTCAGACCCTTAATTCCAGCTTCATGGCATTGCTGAATGATGCTGTGAAAAATGGGAATCTGCTCTCAAATCGCTTGAAAGGTGTCTTTATTGGCCAGAGTGATATTCCTGCAGCTAACAAGAAGGTGACTCTCAAAGAGTTCAAGACTTGGATAGCAAAGGCAGAAGAAATCATGCCAAAGCAATTCTACGCTCTGACCTATCTTACCATTTTTGGACTGAGAAGAGGAGAAGTCTTTGGATTGCGTCCAATGGACATCACTCAGAACGACAGCGGACGGGCTATACTGCATCTTAGAGACAGCCGAAGCAACCAGACCT